CGCCCCTGAGACTAGGACATTATATTTACAACATTTACATGCGTCTCTATAGATATAATATATAATTATTACTATCTGTATACAATTTAATTTTATTATTCGTTGTAAAGTTAAAGCTAGGTAGATGTCTTATTTCTTTAAAAACATGATATTGTCTACCATAATTTTCGTAATAATGTATACAATCTGAATGATATAAATGGAGTATTTGCGGCAAAAATAAAGGCTGAATTGTATCAATTTTATCTAAATATTTTTCAATTGACAATTGCAATTCTATGGATAAATTATATTTTCTTTCAACTAGCAATCTGGTATTTATTTTTATTGAATTTTTAAAAACATTATTATCTTTAAAATATGATTGCATTTCTAACCATAGATCTTTTTCATATAAATTTTTGGTTATTTTTAATCCTTTATTTATTATTCTTTTTAAATTTACACCTTTATTAATTAGTTGTTTAACAGATGATTTAGTTTGTACAATTCTGAGTCCCATAAGTGCTAAACTACGTATAATTGGACAAGCTGGATATTGATATAAATAAGACAAAGATTTACATAAAATAAGGTCATTTAGTTTGGTCCGTTTTGCAGTCATGTAATCTCTGGTTGTGTATCCAAAAGAAGCGAGGACCTCTAATGGGTCACAAACAACATCTAAATCTTCCACATCAAAAATTTGACCACAAAATGAAGCCTCACTAAGACGTTCTGGTTTTTCAATCTTTATATTAGCACCCATTTCTTTATAATCATCTACGGTAGGTGGGGCCTTATTATACCAACAAATTCCATCATCTCCTTCAAATGCTCCGTCATAATGTGTATTTCCAGCTTCCTCTAATAAGAAGAAAGTCAATAATAAATTGAAAATACCATTACCACAACTTGTGTTCATTTCTCCTGACATTCTCTTGCAATTTATTGATATACAAAATGCACGAAATTCTATTCGATTCATGCTCATCATTCCACTGGATATTAACCCTAAAATGGCATCTTTATGTGGATTATATTGTAAGAACCATGAATAAACGGCAAATTCTACG